GTGGCATTTGGAAAACAAAATTAATTTCTTGTATTCCTATCAAGCCGTACTTACATTTTTGTAAATACTGATAATGTTCACATATCATATCTAGTACTTTAATTGCTTTTTCTCTTTTAGAATAATCTCCAATTATAATACGTGTCTCTGTATTTCCGTTATAAGCCTTAATCTCTCCGTATTCGGCAGCAACACTGTCAACATTGTCAATGTTTACAATCTTTCTTTTATCCTGACTTCTAATAAGCATTACTCACACCTCCTTAATACCGCCGGCTCTCACAATAGCTACAGCTCTGTCAATATCTATACACTTGCCTATAGAATTACCCTGATTGTCCACTACGTGCCTAGCCTCATCCTCCATAGCCTTTATAACCTTTTCTATGTCATAAGCTACAGGAGCGGTATATAACTTTGCTGATACATTAAGCTCTACAATTCCCATAAATGTATTTATGTCTTTTTTGAGTCCTTTGCATATCTCGTCTGCGTCTACTAATTTCACCTTTAACCCCTCCTATAACAAGTGCTGACCGCACTGACGGCAGTACTCGTCATCCTTGTCTACGTCACTCTCACAATGAGGACACAGGGTAAAGCCGTAATCTGTTATCACAGCTCTAGGCTGTGCCTTTTTAACCAGCTCTCTGATCTGCTTAACACGTTTAAGCTCAAACTCTACGTTACACTCCAGTTTTATAGCCATGTCCAAAAACTCAGCCAGATCATTTAACTCTGACTTTATTTTCTTTGGCTCAGGCTTTTTACGCTTTCTAAATAACATACCGCTCCCTCCTAAACTCCATATCTTTCTACTACCATTTTTATTATGGTATTTTTAAGAGTCTCGTTATCTGACTTGACTATACGCAACTCCTCATATAATCTTATGTTTTCCTGTTCTAAATAATCAGGGTTTACTCTTGCCGGTCTATCACATTCCTTAAAATCTTTTACCTCGCTCACGCTATACCTCCTCTACTGTTATGCTAAATCTCTTATACCTCTTGCCACCGACATTACAGCCGTATAAAAATTTAACATTGTCATGTTTTAATAATTTCTTAATTGCCTCTATATTGCCTCTCTCTTCAATCTTGACATGACATACCGGCTTACTGCCTACCAGTAATTTAACGTCAGGGTCTACTATGCCACCCTGTATACCACACTCACTTAATAGGTCATCTGCCTTTAAAAATATCTCTGTCCAGTTATAGTCATTAACTCTCACTGTTTAGCCTCCTCCACTGCTGCCGGTTATCCCTTATAACCCTTTCCTCTCTGCTGCTGCCTCACCCTCATACACTCTTATACAAGTCCTGTGGTAAAATATCAGCTCTGTTAAATACTCCTCCTGAGCTACTAATATATCTCTGTCAGCTCTCAGCTTTGCTACGTTCTCCAGTCCTCGGCAGTAATCGTACAGAGCGGTATTAGCCATGCCCTCAGCCTTAGCCTTTGCCATTTCTCGCCCTAACTCCGTCCTGTACTCATATTCTGCATTAGCTCTTTTCTCAGAGACCTCATAACGCTTATCTATGACACTCCTTAATTTACCGATACTATCAAATAGGTTTCTGGTTATCTCTTGCACGTCTAGCCTCTTTTCTCTGCTTTTCTACACAGGCGTCACAAATTACTAGCTTTGTATTTCTCTTAGTACTTATGGTCTGGAAATTGTCTAAAACGTCCTTTTTACACTCTATACATACAGGCATATTTACACCTCACTCTCTGGCACATTAACCGGCAGCACTAACTTAATATCTTTGTAACCGCTTTTACGCTTAATGAGTATAGGGTCTTTCTTGTCTCTTATCTCGATTTTTACCGGCTGGTTATAACCATATAACGCACTATCCAGAGCCTCTTTTAAGAGTCTAGGGTCTACCCATATACTGGCTGTAGGCTGCTTAGCCTCTAAATCCTGTATCATTTTGTCTGTCTTAAAAAACACACCCTCAGGCTGCTTGTAACCCATGATATTATCATTTACAGTTATGTAGGCTTTCTTATCTACCAACTCCAGCTCTACATATCTGTCTTTTTTTGCGATCTTAGGAATAACCGGCTTTATGTAACAATTAAAGGACTCATCTACCTCTCTAGCTATAGTGTATTCTACAGAAATCCTGTGACCGTCTACCGCTATAGCTTTAACCTCCTTAGTCTCAGCATTTACCTGTAAGTAGATATATGTCATTAACTTATTGCTCTCATATTTGCTTATAAACTTCTTAGTATTGTCTACTAATCTCTTAAACTCCAAAGCGTTAATTATTGCTTTCATTGTCCACCTCCACTGCTGCCGGCAGAGCCTTATAGACTCCACCGGCTTTAAATTTACTCTAAGTACTCCAGCTCCTCTTTTATATCCTCAGGAATATTACCGCTCCATACATAACTATTTTTCATAACATAATTGTTATAGCTGCTGGCTGTTTTATTTGCCCTCATTTTTGCCTGTTCTGCCCAGCTCTGTATTTCCTTGCTGTCAGAGTCTTTATACTGCTCATAAGTTAAGCGGTCTGTATAATATGAGCTAATCATGGCTCTACAGCTATCCTCTACCTTTTTCATGGTACGGTAATTAGTAACGTCATCCACTTTCTGCACATTGTAGAAATACGTATTAATAATGCCTCTGCCGGTAGGGGTATTAAAAAATATTATGATACCGATAAGCAAAATTACTAAGACTGCTGCCACGGCGTAACCTGTTTTCTCCCTCATGTTACTCACCTACCCTTACTATAGGAGCGTCCACCTCAAAAGGAATATCTGAGTATAAATAAATGCCAGTCCACTCTATGTACTTGCCGTCAGGAGTAAAGAAGAAAATACCGTTATCATTCTCCCCATAACTGCCGTCTATGTCTGCTATCCATTTATTCTCTTTTGTATAATCACCACCATAAACCAGCTCATAATACTCACTGTCAGGCGTCAGGTAACTGTTAAGGCTGCTTACTTTGCCGTCTACAATAAATTTACCTACTACTCCACCGCTCTCTGTAAAGAGGACGATATGACCTAAAGGCTTTTCTATCTCGCATATCAGCATATTAGCCTTTTCTCTCTGTCCATTTACCCAGTAGGCTCTCCTGATCAGGTTATAACGCTCCAGTGAGTAATTAATGTCTGTAGGTGTAGGCTGGCTGGCAGCTAAATTACTGGCTACTCTTTCTGTGTTAATCACGTCTGAGGTAGTATTATAAGCCGCTGCCGTAGTAGCAGTACTGCAACCTCCTAACATAATTACTAATAATACTAAGAATAAAGTTAAATATTTTTTCATGTTTTTTACCTCCATTTTTTCTTCTTTTCTATGTGGGTTTCTGGTACAAGTTTCATAATATTTGCACTCTTTAGTACATGGCTTATCCCACTTAAAACCACACTTTAAAACTGTTTCCATTGTCTGCTCCTTAATTAAACGGTAACTCCTCGTCTATGCCCTCTGGGATATTCATAAAGCCGTCACTGCCTGTAGGACTGCTGCCGGCTGCCTCTCTCCTCTCGCCGGTAAAATACGCCTCAGCTACTCTTATCTCTGTGGTGTAGACTCTCTTACCAGTCTCATTATCTAAGTAACTGCCGGTCTCAATCTTTCCTGTTACGGCAATCATGCTACCCTTAGAGAAGTGTTTAGCTATAAACTCGCCCTTTTTATTCCATGCAATACAGTTAATAAAGTCAGCCTTAGGCTGATCCTCGTTAGGAGCTTTATAGTCACGCTCCACAGCTAAAGTAAATCTGGTTACAGAGCTGTCACTGCCCTGTAAATACCTTGTCTCTGTGTCTCTGGTGAGACGCCCCATTAATTGCACCTGATTAAGCATTATTTAAACCCTCCTCTACTTTCTGGTATAGATAAACACTAACGCCCTTACCCTCCATGAGCTTATCCAGTAAAGCCTCTTTTTTAATCAGCTCGTCATACCGCTCCAGAGGGATAGCTACCGCCTCGTCTGGTCTTGTCATTACGTCTCTTGTTAGTGGATTAGTGCTCTGTGCCATGTTTACCTTACCTCCATGTTATTTTTTCTCCATTTTTCCCATTCTTCCATGAGTACCCTGTTTCTGATTTCCACGGCATACTCACTATTAGAGCCACTTGCACAGTGAGCGTTATAAGCTGAGCTTATAGTCACGCCTCTTTCAGGAGTGAAAAAGTAGTTAATAAACTTAGCTAAGTCTGTATGTGTCCAGCAGCTCCGGCGTATCTCTTTAGCAAGTGGAATTATGCTAATTAAGTGAGTCCTGATATACAGTTTTTTAGCTGCCTTAATATGCTCATGCTCTACTAAGTAATCATGTATCTCCTGAATAGATGAGAGAGCGGTCTTTACGGCTGCTGCCATGTCCTCAGTTATCTCAGTCTCAATAATCCACGGTCTAATAAAGTCATTCTTAAGGCTGGGTTTTTCACAGTTCAGCATAATTAAAGCCTTAATAACTATGTCCTCATTTGTGTACCTGTTAATCTGGCTTTCCTTAAGTGCCTCTGTAAAAATTTCATGCTTACTAAGCTCTTTAATCTTCTCAAAGCTCTTAGCCTTTACTCTTGTCAGCTCTATAGCTGTCAATGGCTTACCGTTATTGAGCCGGTAAAACATTTCGTTTACTTCCTCGTCTGTAATGTCCTCAAAGTAGTAGACGGTCAGGGAATAGCTTATAATATCGTCCTGTACCTCCTGAGGCAGATCAGCAAAGTATTTACCCTCCAGCTCCTCACTTACGCCGGTTAAGGCATACTCATTATTCAAGTACCGCCTGATAGCACTAGACCGCTGTTTACCGTCCAGCATATCAAATACTTTATTTTCTCCACGCTTAGCGTAAAAAGGCGGTATAGGATAGCCTATAACCATTGACTCTATTAACAGTGAGTCTCTTTTAACATCCCAGACGTGTCCACGCTGTACGGCATTATCAAAAACAATACTGCCGGTATCGCACATTTTGGCTAACTGTCTGGCGTTCCAATTAATATTTAATCTCTTTAACATATTCCCTCCTTTAGTACAGTTTTCTGTACTTTTTGATTAAAAAAATTTCTCACATATTTCTACTATATGCTTACATAATTCGGCTGGTATAACACTACGCTCCTTACTGTTTTTTAATCCTTGTGAGCTGCCGGCTGTATGTGAGCCTCTAGGAGCTGACACATGACAAGGGTCACCGTTTTTACACATAGGCTTAAACTGTGGGTCAGGGTGGTTAGTCCATATATCAGTAGGTTTCATACGTGTATCACCATACTGACAGTATGTAACAGTATAGCGTGGTAATCCTTGCATGAAGTCCATTTTACGCATACCACCTCTAGGGTTTTCAATAAAATAAAATTTAGGGTTAAGGTCCTTAATAAGCTGTAGTACGTTTTTGTCTACCTGATCACAAAACTTAGCGTACTCACTAACTGGGTCTAAATTGCCTGTACCTGGGTTTCTCCTCCTGTGATGACTAATAGCAGCTATGCTAAAAGTAGTACAGTCTGGTGACGCCCATATAATATCAGGTCTGCCGAATTTGCTCATAATTTCCTCTGCTGTTATTTTTCCTATATCAGCGTATAAATCAATATTCTCAAAATCTTTATTCCACTCTACAGAAAATACACTATGACCTTTTGCCTCAAAAGCCTTACCAATACTTCTAGTACCGGCAAATAACTCTAATACTCTCATTATCTCCTCCTACAAATAACTCCTACCAAACTCTTTAATAAAGTCTGCTCTGCTGCCATAAGTAGCCTCATATACCTCCTGAGCGTGACGCTTAATAAATAAGTCCGTCTCTCTGTTTTTATGTACAGCTTTTCTACCGTTCCTGTGGCACGTCTCACCGCATAACCAGACCTTTAAGCCTCGCTTTTCGCTTAGCTGCCTCTTACCCCTACCGAAAAATATATGATGATCTTCTAAGCCGTCATAATATCCGCTAGGCGTATTACAGCCACATAAAAAGCATATTTTCTCTTTCTGTATTATGCTCTGCATTATTCCACCACCTTATAGGCTGCTACGTTTCTCTCTGTCTCAGGGTCATATACTTTACCGTCCACAATTACTAACCCCTCATCTACCAGCTCTGTAAGCCGTGGAGCTACCGCCTGACGTACTGGGTAAGGTATATAACGCTTAGCGTGCATGAGGCGTGCTATTTCACCGGCACTTAAAGCCTCACCACGCTCCCTTAGAATGTTTAATATTTTCGTTCTGATAGTAGAGCTGTCTGTTAACAAATAGCTTTCTAACCGTGTTTCCTCTGTTATTTTCACCCTCAGCACCTCCTAGTAATCTCTGCCCTTAAAAAGCAATTTACCGTTTCTTATTTTGGCTTTACCATTACTCTCTAACTGCTGTAACTGTGCATAGGTTAAGCCGTTCTCACGTGCCAGCCTTACCGCCTCTGTTAATGGGTCTACTTTCGGCTCTATCTTTCTAACCATATTTTCACCTCCTCTTATTCACCTGATAAACTTCTTTTAAGCTCCTCAGCTCTTTTCTGTAGGTCTGGATTATTACATACCAGACTTTCCTCTAAACTGTTAAAATCGTAATTTTGCTGCTCTTTGTTAATCCACTTAGGGAGCGGCTCAGTACGTTTACCGGCTTTCTTTGGCTTATTGTCATAATTTCCGTCTAATACCTTAGCCATATTGCTATCTTTTATTAACCAGTCAAAATTAGCAGCCCAGTTACGGTCATTAGAGCCTTTTAAAAAATCACTAGCCTCAGCCTTAGTAAAGAGGGTCTTAAAGTCCTCCAAACTGTAAACTCTTAATCTGGCTTTAATAGCCTTTTTTCTTGTATCTGATAGAGTTTTGACGCTTGGGAATGATACGCAAGTATCATTATAGAGGTCTGCTATTTGCTGACATGATACCTTTTCTCTCTCTGTATCTTTCTCTATATCTGTCTCTATTTCTATCTCTTTCTCTATCTCTTTCTCTATCTCTATCTCTGGTGGATATTTGTCGGACATTTGTCTAGACATTTGTCCTAAAAGTAACTTTTTTTCACTTTCTATCTGGAGTCTATAGGCTCTTTTACGGTCTGCCTCTGTGCTACTCTTTCCTATGTAATTCTGAATATCCAGCATATAAATAGCTCCATTATCCAGTACCTCTATGAGTCCTAAACTCCTAAATACGCTTAATGCCTTTTCCACCACGCCTACACTGTGATTAGTGAGAGCGGCTAATACCTCAGCGTTATAAGGTATTCTATCCTGATACATTAAACGCCCATTACATTTAAGACTTTTAAGGTACAGCTTTAAAAGGATATTAGAGTATAGGTAACCGTCAGACATTTTCTCCATTATTTTTACAGCGTCATTACTGTCAAAAAAGTCCTCTTTAAGACGCATATAATAATATTTTTTGTCATCTGCCACTTACTTAGTACCTCCCTGATCAGTCTCAAAATGAGCAGTAACTACCTCACCGTCATTAATTTCTACTGTCATACCGTATTTTTCATTAAGACGGATTAACTCACCTACTGTAATAGGTTTAGAATATTCTGACTTTAACACTTAAAACACCTCCTTTAAATATACGTCTGCTGCCTGTCTGCCAAACTCCAGAGCCTCCTCATGGCTGCTAAAATATACGTCTATTCTGCTGCCGGTTATAGCTCCTCCTGTATCCTGAGCCTCATACTCTTTGCCATTGATAATAACTATAGAGCCGTATGGGATAACGTCAGGGTCTACCGCTATACTGTAATCTGATCTGAGCACTTCACCGGTAGAGCCTATTACTATCTCATTACCGTCCTCGTCTACAGGTCTGTTACTCGCCCACTTGCCACAGCATTTACTACAGCTACAGTAAGCAGTTAATGTAAACTCACCCATATATATAGGCTCTGCTGCCGGCTCGTCCTCTATAACCACCTCAGGCGTTAACTCTGCTGCCTCTACAGGTATAGCCTCAACTAAAACCGGCTCAGGTGTAGGCTCATGGTTACTTAAAAACAGAAAAGTTATAGTAAGTAATACTGCTGCCTTTTTCATGCCTCACCCTCCTTAATGCTGTATGTAATTTTAATGTTTTCCTGAGCCTCCAGCAGTTCTATAAGCGTCTGTAATATGCTTTCTGCTGTAGGCTGTCTGCCTGTCACGTCCATACACTCACCTCTCTAAAGTACAGATTTTCTATACTTTTTGAGCATAAAAAAATAAATACAAGTCAATTAAAGGAATATGTAATAAGTCGCAAGCCTTAACCATTTCTGAGGGTTTCCACTCCACACCGTTATTTAAACGCTGGCTAATAGCTGTTTGACTCATTCCCATAGCCTCAGCAAAAGCGTCCTGAGTATCAAAAACCTCCTTGATTTTAAGTTTTAATTTTTTGTAGTCAAATTCCAGTTTCTTTTTTTTGCAGTCATTTTCCATATTATCACCTCCTTATTTAGTATAGGTTTTCTGTACTTCACAAATTTTATTATACTGATATAATTCTGGGTGTCAATACCAAAAATACAGATTTTCAAAACTTTTTTCGTGTTTTCTGTATTTTTTATTGTATTTTCTGTACTTTTGGCATATAATGGACTTATCCAATTTAAAGGAGGGAAGTAAAAATGAGTGATCAATACAAGAGAAAAAATAGAGTAGAGGAGGCTCTTTCTATAATGGGGTGGAAACAAGTAGACTTAGTAGAGCGTACTGGATTACCAAAAACCTCTATTAATGCGTGGATAAAGCAAAGGTGGCAGCCAAAACAAAAAGCCTTAATGATAATGGCTAAGGCGTTAGATGTATCTGAAATGTGGTTAGCCGGTTATGACGTACCTATGGAGCGTCCGGCAGCTCAGAAAAAAAGTGATGAGCTAACACAGCTCATCATAGAAATTAAAGAAGATGAGGACTTAAAAGACCTCTTTACCTCTATTAGTCATTTAAACAATGATCAGCGTAAAACCATAGAAAGTATGGTTAATGAGCTGGCTAAAATCAACACTCTACACTAAGCAGATTTTTAATTATGTACAGCGTTTCAATGTCTGTACATTCTGCCAGTAATTTTTTGATAGTTTCGATTAAATATTCTTTTTCCATAGCTACACCTCGCAAATAGAACAAACGTTCGTGTTACATGATTATATTACTATAATTGTTTAAAAATTTCAATAGTAATTTTATGGAGGGTTATAATGTCACCAGTAAATAAGAAAATAGAGAGAATAGCCTGTTATATACGTGTATCTACTCAGGAGCAAAAACTACACGGCTTATCTTTAGACGCCCAGCGTGACGCTCTTAGAAGATACGCAGAGGCTCACGGCTTAAATATTATAGAGTGGTATGAGGATGAGGGTATAAGTGGACGTAAATTAATCAGACGCAGACCGGCTTTACAGCGTATGCTTAATGACGCTAAAGCCGGTAAGTTTGACCGTATTATATTTATTAAGTTAGACCGTTATTTTAGGTCTGTAGCTGAGTATTATGAGTGCCAGAAGATACTAGAGGCTAATAAGGTTACATGGACAGCTACAGAGGAAAAATACGACCTTACTACAGCTAATGGACGCTACTGGGTAACTCAAAAACTGGCTATGGCAGAATACGAGGCAGATCAGACGGGGGAAAGAATTAGATTAGTTAATGAGTATAAGGTAAGGACAGGACAGCCTCTTACAGGAGCACAGGCGTTTACTATAGCGTTTGCTGTGGGAAAAGATGAGGAAACAGGGTTAAAAAATGTTATTCCTAATCCAGAGACTAAAGAGCTGGTCACTGATTTTATTAACCACTTTTTAACTCACCATTCTTTATCTAGCAGCACCGAATATATTAATACTAAATACGGTACTAAATATGAGTATGGACAACTAAAAAAAGTCCTAATTGACACTAAACTATACGGACATTATAGAGGAAACGACTTTTACTGTACTGGTTATGTGGATAAAGCTACGTGGGATAAAATACAGGAAATAGCAAGAGGTAACGTAAAAAAAAGAAAGACTAACAGGATATACTTATTTACAGGTTTGTTACAATGTCCTTGTTGTGGTAGAAAATTAACAGGTATATGTTCTGCAAACAGAAAAACCGTAAAGCCTAACGGTAAAGTATATATAAGTCCTAACACTATTTATCAATACCGCTGCAATAAAGCTAAAATGTCCAAATTATGCTCTTTTAAGAAATACCCTAATGAGGAAAGAATGGAAAAAGCTCTGTTAAGTAACCTCAACCGTTTTATAAATAACCACATTACACACGTAAAAATAACAGCTAACACTAATACGCATACAGACGGCGTGAAAAACTCTATAGCTAACATACAAGCTGAAATGAATAGACTAAACACCATGTTTAGAAAAGGACGTGTAAAAGAGGAGGAATATGATAAAGATTATGAGGCACTGGAAAAACAACTAGCAGAGCTACAGGAGAGCTTAACGCCGGTAGAAGAAAGAGACGTAACTGTATATGAGGAGCTGCTGGCTAAAGATGACTGGAAAGAGCTATATAACGCTCTAAATAAGGAAAATAAGAGAGCTTTCTGGCGTAAGTATATTAAGACTATCAAACTGGACACAGAGGGTAAAATAGAGGAGATTATATTTTTTTAATTGTAGTGCTACTAACTATGTCGCACCGTTCGGCACAGTATAGAAAGTAGCACTACTAAAAGGGAGCTGGAAACGTTGATAAGACAGGACATAGAGAGGCAAAAAGAAAGACTGTTTACAATGTATATAAAAGAGTTAATCACTTATGAGGAGCTTATGTTTTACTTAAATAAGTTAGATGAGCCACTTTTAAAAGAGCCACCTACGATATATTAATCATAAAAGAAAGAGCCTGTGTATATCAGGCTCTTTTATATTCTTTCTCTATTTCCTCTATAAAATCGTCAAAGTCTGTTAGCTCCTCGCTGCTTTCCTTATACTTCTTAACCGATTTAACAGCCAGATCATACAACTCTGATTTTTTCACATTATCACACCTTTATATTAATTTATAATTGCACCTGACCAGAGGTATTAATATTACATAGCCTCTTTAACTCACCAGCCACCTTAGCACCTTTATATAGTCTGGTGTCCTCAAACTGGATAAACTTATCCTCACCGGCAGAGGACTTATAAGAAATGATAAAGTAAAAATGACGCTCTTTTTTAGCCTTAGTACCTGTACCGCTGATACCTCCAACTACTGCCCCAATACCACCAAATAACAAGCCACCGGCTACCGCTCTGCCTATTACAGATTTATTAACCTGTGTAACCTCTGTCTCTAATCCATAAAAAACGTCTGTAATCTGACTATATTTAAGAGTAGCCTCCTGTTTGCCAAAAGCCACTTTAATAGTCAGGTGGTCATCATATAAAGCCACGTCATACATTAAGTCTTTAGTTAAGTTAGCGTGATTTTCGCACAGCTTAAAAGCGTCAGATATTATACTACCTTTTGTTTTACTGAAAAATCCCATAAGTAACACCTCTCTTTTTATTTTACATATTATACCAAAATAATAAGCCAGTCAATAACTGACCGGCTTTTCTTATTAACCTAACTCTACTAAATTAACTGACAGCTCATAAGCTGTTTTACGCTCACCGTTTTTATTATACTCTCTACTCTGAATACGCCCAGCCACTCTAAGACTGCTGCCGGCTTTCAAATCCTTAACAAAATAAGCATTTCTACCCCACAGTATACAGGGTATATAGTCAGACTTGCCGTACTGCCTGTTAACCGCTAACATAACGTCAGCTATCTCCCTACCGTGTGGAGTGTGCCGGTATGTAGGCTGCTTGCATAAAAAACCCTCTAAAAACACGTCATTTACGTCTTTCTCTGCCTCTACTGCTGCCATGCTGTTTACAAATACATAGAGCTTTAATCTGTCCTTATCCTCGTCATGCTGATTATACGATCTAAACTCTCCAGTCACATATACATAGTTATATTTTATATTGGAGTCTATGAGCCTATCAGAAATTAACAAAGGTACTAGGTCTATGTTACCGCTGTCTCTTTTGACGCATAGAGTGACGTTGTAAAAAGTCTCGCCGTACAGAGCGTGACTGTATACAAAATCTGACACAATGTTACCGATTAGTTTAACCTGATTGCCCATTTTTAGCTCCTCCTGTCTTATTATAAGGTGATAATATAGCGAATTTTGTAAATTAAAAATAGCAGTAAAAACATTATGTTTTCAGTATAAAAATATCAGTCATGTCAACTTTGACACAAATAGAAAAGGACGCCGTTAAGCGTCCTTAGTCAGTACAAAACACTACGTTATTAAAACTAAACCACCTCTCTGCTGGTACATTTCCGTCTGACGTAAAATCTAGTATCACATTACCACTATCAGGATTAAAAACAAATACTGCATTTGTGCCACCATTAGAGGGTACAACAAATCTAAAGGAGTAACCGTCTCTAGGTCTAAATTGCTGAGGCAAAACAGCTATAGTAGTAGGGTGAGCTGTTAAGCCTGTTATACGCCCTCTCATATATACCGTATTGCGTATTCTTCTTACTTGTAAATTATAACCCTCTGTAAACAGTTTTGCACCGTTTAAGAGTTCTAAACTTACCCAGCCTGTATCTTGTTCTATTTCTGCTAACAACGTATTATACACCCATGTTATGTAGTTATTCATGTCATTATCTTTTAAATTAAAGATCATAAAAAAGCACCTCCATACTATTTATATTTTCATATCCTTAGTATCTCAGTGCCTTTATCTTTAGTACCTTATTCTATTTTATCTTTAGTAATATCTATTATACGCCCATGTGTAACACATCAACGTTAATAGCTGCTGTAGGCTTACTTACAGCCGTAAACTCCAGCGTATTAGCAGATTGAACTGTGCACTTAATCTCTGACGCTGAGTAAGCTGTAACTGAGGCTGCCGCCGGATTTACTATAACGCTCTTTGTTGCTGTCATGCCTGTAACAGTGACGCTCAGTTTATATAGTCCATTACTAGCCACCCAGCCACTAACCGGCAAACTTACAGTAACGTTAGTAGGTAAAGCATTTACTAACATAGCCTCTGTGTTTTCGTTCATCAGGTCTACCAAACTATTAAACCAGTCATTAAAGATAGCTGTAAACTGTGTAAATAATGTGGCAGTGCTTAACTGCTCAATGAGTCCAGTCACCCAGCCACACAGAGACTCATTAGCTCTTGTATCTTCTATGTCTGCTGCCGTGATAGCAGTAGCACCGGCTTTAATGTAGATATAAGCCAGACAGTACTCCTTTACCAGCTCTGTACGTATCATGGTAGGCTTTGCCGGCTTACTGGCAAACTCACCATATTTTAAGTAGGGTACAGCGTTTCTTACGGCGTCTGAGTCATCTACTCTAATACATACCGCTACATAACGATTTAAAATAACGTCTGACTCAGCCACAGTTAAGGTATACTCTGAGTCATTATTTACCCAGTGACGCCCAAACCAGCCACGCCCTGTAGCTATTTGTATAATCATACCGCTGTTAGGCTGTACAGCCATTTTATTACCAACTGAGGCATATACACCGTCTGTAATTAATCCCTCAAAAATACGGCTCATCTGATCAGCATTATAAAGCCTGTCACCATTCACACTATTAAAAAATCCACTCGTCCACGCCATATTAGCACCTCCTACATACTAAACTGTGGTATTAACTTTGTACCGCTATTGTCCTCTGACTCAATGGCACTAAGTACTCTTACATTTTTCTGTATTCCATACTTATTAATTACGGTTACTATGTCACCCATAAAGAAGTCCGTACCGTATTTAAAATTAAAATCCAGCACCTCACCACTAAAACCCTCGGCTATTGTCTTATCTGCTAAATTTTCACGCCCACGCTCATCTAAGAGCAGTAAGTAGTCCTCATAGCTTATAGCCTCGTCCTCACTGTCTAAATTCTGGCTTATGTCTTTAGCGTCTGTAAATATCTCATACCGCTCTAAGCCTGACACATCATTATTTACATAAGAGTAAATGCGGTCTCCACCCTCACCCTCGCCACCTACTAAAGTCATATTGGCGTAATTTTCACTCTCATATACATACTCTGTACCGAAAAGATTTTCAAACGTCTCACTAAAGACTACATACGGTCTCTCTGACTGGTTATAAGACCTGTCAACGCCTTTATAAATATCTACAGTGAGTTTGCCACCTTTAATATAAATATCCCAGCCATAGCCGTAAGTCTTACATATCTCTATTACAGCCTCGTCTAGCTGTTTATTAGATATTTGTAACTCGATCTGCTCAGGGTAGCCTTTAGGCTCATCATGCTGCATATTCGGTATAGTTCTGGTAGGCTCTACAGGGTTTATGGCATTAGCACCAATTAAACGCCGTAAAGCATACTCTACAGAGTCACTTATAATATACCTACCCCATACTATACGCTGGTGTAATAAAAATTTTACTTCTCTACCTGTTACCGCTAAAAAGTCACCACTCTCTACGTCAGTAGTAAGTTTTAAATTTTTAATAACCATGACCTTTTTATAAATAGCTACGCCATTTTCTACACTAATATCTGAGGAGCGTACCACATACCGCCCAGCTCTCAATAAATCTATAGATTTATCAGTGGCATTAAGATATATTTCAAAATCCCCTATGTCATAATAAGCTGGACGCCAGATTATGCTTACATAATCATCTATAACGCCTTGTAGCTCAAAATTTTGGTTAAGTACGTGTATATTATTCATAGACTACACCCCACTATATAAAACAGAGGTAGTAAAGGTAATTTGTAAATTACTGTTACCGCTGTCAGCGTCATAAGTAAATACATTATCACCAGCCTCCAGAGTAAACCATGTAGAGTCAGGCAGCATATAACCTAAAGCATTATAAGTAACGCCGTCTCTGATAAGCTCTATAGACTTCTCGCCCACGTTTGTATTAATAATAATCGTGTCACTGGGTAACATGGTAAAATTGAGCTTTAAATGAGTACGCTTTAATACATCATAAAGAATAGGATTTACCACCGTTCCAATAGCAAAGAGTTTAATAATAGCTCCTGTCTCAATATCACCGGCATTAACTATACTCTTACGCTGATTAGTAGTAATAGCTGAGATTTCTACGCCGGTCTCAGCCACACTAAAAGGAAAACTAAACAGAGGTGACACGTCACTAAAAATACTTGTCAGCTCATTTACAGCTTTAAAATACGGCTGAGGACAGATAAGGCTAATCTGTGCCACCTGTCTACTGGTAAACAGATCACACTCTATTAGCTCCACTTTTCCCTCTATGTAGACATTTCTGGACTCATTATTAAAAAAGATTTTAACCTTTTTCTTAACTGGGAAATACTTATATAGGTTAATCCTGTTAGCCTCTACATCACCGTTTACAGTCATGTAAATAACCAGATTACGGCTTTCAAGCCTCACAGAGTTAATACTGCTGCCGTCTGTAGTAGTATTAACTGAGCTGTTGATAGTAGCGTGAGGTGGATTTAAACCCTCAATCTTAAAGACTGTATAATTAGGGTTTCCTGTAAGCTCTAAAGTGTTTCCTCTGTCATTTTCAACTTTTAAACCATACATTATACTCCACCTCCAGCATAACCTAACAAATTCTTAGACTGTCTGTAAATATCCAATCTGCTTAACTGCTTAGGACTGTTAATAGTCTGATAGAAATTATTAACCACGCCACCTCTTACAGCTCCCACATTTCCTGTAGCAGTTCCGCTTACATTTAAGCCGGCTCTGGCACTTCCTACAGTGTCAATAGCTAAATCTTTCATAGCTGTAAGAGTGCTCTTAGCGTTTTTAGTAATACCTACGGCTATACCCTCAGGTAACCACTTACCTACCTCATCAGCCATAACCTTAGAGGGTGAATTAATGCCGAAAAACTTTTTAATACCATTTAAAACACCCTCGCCAAAACTCTGGATTTTTCCACTAATCCAGCTAGCCATATCATTAATACCATTCCAGAGACCCTTAACTATGTCAGAGCCGATAGACTTAATTTTGGCTGGTAATTCTTTTACTTTGTTCACTAAATTATCAATTAAATTTTTTCCAGCCTCACATCCTTTTTGGCTCAATTCAACGACAAAACGGTTTACATTTGTAATAACATTACTAAAACCGCTGGCAATTTTGGAGGGTAAACTACTCACCCACTCGATAATTTTATTAACAAAACCGCTTGCCATTTCACCGGCTTTGCTAATCATGTTACCGCTCCACTGTGATACCTTGTTAATGGTATTAAGCAGCCACTCCGATACCCTAGAGGGTAACTGAGAGAGAAAAGTAACCATGTTATTAATAGCCTGTGGCACTGTAACTGTAAAAAATTTTACAATAGCATTAATAGCTGTACTGCATACGCTCTTAATTTTGTTCCATAAGCCTATCCAGAAATCACGGAAAGACTCTGACTTATTCCAGAGAGTCACAAAAGCCACAACCAAACCAGCCAATAACGCTATTACTATACCTATAGGATTTAGGCTCATAGCTAAATTAAGAGCGTACTGTGCTAATGTCATACCTTTCATGGCATTAGTTACACCCTGAATAAGTGTTACTACCTTAAACGCCACAAAACCGGCAGCAATACCAGCCAAACCAGCTATAACAGCGTCTTTATTCTCTAAAAACCACGCTATAAAATCCCTTACAGCTACCAGTCCGTTATCAACAAACTCAGCCACACTATCCGTAAAATTTTGTATACCAGCCTGAGTAGCTGGGTCATTAAGCCACTCTGAAAACTTAGTAGCTAAGTCACTGACAATAGGTAATAGTTTTTCACTTATAGGAAGTACTAAGTCCGTATTTATTCGTCTACCGATACCACTAAAAGCCTCACCTACTGAGTTATATTTGATAGCGTTTATTTCTTCCATAGAGTCTTTAGTTTTGTTAATTTCACCCTCAGTATTAGCCAAAGCCACTACAGCGTCTTCTCCTAAGTCCTCAAACATAGTACCCAGTAAACCAACACCCACGCCATACCATTCGGTCTCGTTAGTTAAACCGCTCAGCTCATTCATAAGTATGTCAAATACATCCTTAGCCTCGTCTCCACCGTTTGCCCATGCCTCAGACATAGACTCCCACTCATAACCTAAAGCCTCAATAGCGTCCTTAGCACTTCCGTCTGACATACGTATATTAAACTCTTTAAAAGCGTCTCCCAGTTTATCTACGCTCCATGTACCAGCCTCCACGCCGTTACTAAGCATATTAAACATATCGTCAGCACTGTAACCGGCTCTCTGGAAATGCACAGAATACTCGTTAATAACGTCCAGTAAATCACCATTCTGGTTAAGTCCAGACTGAGCACCCTGAGCCATAAGGTTAAACGCCTCATCTGCTGTAATACCAAACTGATCCATTAAAGAGTTAGTAGCTCTCATGCTCTCAGATACTTCAAAATCAAAAGTATCACGCAATATAAGAGCCTTAGTGGTCATTTTTTCTAACTCATCAGCTCCAATATCTCCAGCTATTTTTTTAACCTCGCCCATAGCTCCGGCTATATCTTCAAAGGACTCACCATAATTACCCTTGTAAATGTTTTTCATGGTGTCCTCAAATTCTGCCATTTCTGCATTACTCGCACCAGTAGAAGCCTGAAAACTATTTAACGCTTTGTCAGCCTCATCACCAAAAGTAACAAGACTGGTAATACCGTCCTTTAGTACTCCCACTAACTGAGTAAGAGCGTTACCAACAAACTCAGCCACAGCACCCTTTAAAACAGTAAAACCCTCACTAACCTCCTCAGCCTCATTACCCATATTGCCTAATACGTCAGATACGTCCTGACCTGTTTTGGAGGCTATTTTTTCAGCCTTAGAGACCTCAGTTAAAGCCTCCTCATAACCGGCTATCTCTTTCTTAATCTTATTAACTACTGCTCTCTGGTTATTGAGCTTAGTAGCATAATCTAAAGCCTCGGCTGAGTTCTCGCCGTATTCTTTTTTTACTTCCTCTAAAGTTTTCTCATATTCTCTTAGTACTTTTTCCTGAGAGCTTAAATTACTCTTTAACTGTTTCAGTTTTGCACTGATACCGTCACTGGATTTACTCCAATCGTCCAAAGAGCTGGACGCCTCTTTAAATTCACTGTTTGCATAGGCTACCTGTTTTCTAGCCTCTTGCATGGACTTTTTAAGCTCAGATATATCTACTTTAAATTTTGTAGTAGTTTCATTGTTATTAGGCATATTCTCACCACCTTAAAACCAGTTATCACCAGCCGGACGCCTGATAACTTTGTTGCTTTTAGCCTCTTTGCTGTTACGCTTGTTATAGCTGATCGTATCGTTAATAAGCTCAAATACGTCCTCTGCCGGATAGTCCAGCAGCTTAATAGGGTCTAAGCCACTGTAATCCTCACAAAGAGCCTTATTAATATCAAAAAACATTTCTGACAGCGTTATATTATCGCTGTCACTTATGCGTTTTTTGAGTCATTACCTCCTCTGAGTGAGCTGATCTTATCAATCGCCCACTTATAAAGCTCAACGCCTACCGCTCCCAGCTCCATAGTGTCAATACATTCCATTTCAAGCTCACTCACACCAAAAGTAGCTTTAATAACCTTGTCCAGCTTGTCCAAATTCTGAGAGACAAAATTAATTAAATCGTTATCATTATTAATATCTAACGTCTCTAATGACTTGCCGATAGTAACAGTCACTCTGTAAGGAATTTTGAGACGATCAGCCTCGGCTACTCTCTTAACCTCTGTTAATGTGTCATCTGTATAAATATTTAAAACTAACTGCATAGTGTATTTTCCTCCTTATTTTCAAAAACAGGAGCGGTCTATAATATACCGCCCCTATATGCTTTGATTAATTCTTAGACTGCCTTTTTTACAGTGTCAGGAGTCTGTACCGTAGCAAAAAAGGTAGTTTCGTCCTGAGGGTTTTTATCCTGTTCCACATTGACAGCCTTAACCGTCTTATTCTTAGTTACTCCGTCTTTAACAAGTGCAAATTTATGCTGTGTGTTAATGCCGGTAAATACAAGCTCCTGACCGTTTGCGTCAGTTCCGTCATTTTCTGTAGCATGGGTAGATGAGGGAATGTTAAACGTACCCTTAAGACGCCATACAAAGACCTCCACACCGTCAGTACGCTTAGTAATGTAACCGATAGCAAAATACTTACTATCACGCTCACCCTCAACAAACATACCTAATTCCTCATCATAAAACTGTCCTGTAACATTTGCTAAAGTATCAAAAGGAATAGCAGAGGTAGCCATAGTTACTGTGTCAGCACCCACAGAGTCAATTACTACAGCCGGTACATTATCATAATAATGTGGCTCAGAGCTTGCCTCTGTTTCCTTACCTAACTCAGATACACCGGCAATAGGAAAAGGAGTACCAAACTCCATACCGTCTGTATCATCTTTAATAACCTCAGCAGCTACTAAACCCCTGATACCTCTATACTCATAGATTTTCATGTTTTACCTCCTTAATAGTACAGGTTTCTGTACTTTTTGATTAAAAAAATTTACTGCTCCTGTCTGTATAACAGACTAATACCTCTACCAGTGTGAGTAGGCTCATCACTACCCACATCATAGCCAGCACCACTTACAATAAAGCCGGCACTCTTAAGAAGTGCCTTAGCCTCCAGTAGTACCGTGTTAGTTAACACTGCGTCAACGCTGTAAAAGTTAAGGCTGTACGCCCACACTATAGTACCCTCTGTATTAGAGTAGTAGCTGCTACCGTCTGCTGAGTCATTCCAGTAAGTAAAGAAGTGGCCAGGGTAAGACTCCTCTGGCAAAAGGCTACCTTGTAATTTCACTGGATAGCCTAAAGACTCCAGTGTTTTTATAAGTAAATCCTCCATAATTCTTAACCCTCCATAATTCTTAAAATTACTTTCTGTAAAGCCTCCTCCTGAATAGTAGCAAGCTCTTTTTGTGTCTTACTTCCATAGACGGCACTCTTAAGACCGCTTACAGGTTTCATACGTGGCGTGCCATACATCAGAAAAATACTTGTAAGTCCTGACTTGCTAAAATCAAAACCTACTTTAATGCTGGCAGTCATGCCTTGCCACTCCACGCTCATATCTTTATCTATTGACTTTTTCGTGTCACCAGTAGAGTAAATACCTCCAGCCGGTAACTTAGCCATAGACTTCTCAATGAGTGGGTTAACGTGCTGTTTAGAGGCTTTTAAAGCAGCCTCTACGCCTCGTTTCATGGCTTTACCATTACCCAGCTCATCTAACTTAGCCATATAAGCGTCAAGCTCTTTAAACTGTAAGCCAATTCTATTACGTGCCACCTTTCACACCTCGCACCTTAAACTTTAAAATCTGGTGACGCTGCTCAACGTCCTCAGGCTCACCCATGACCTCATACTTTTTAGAGCCTAACCTGATCAGGCTGGCACTTGTAATATCAGGTCTGTACCATGTTTCCACGTTAGCCGTATCAATCACAGTAAGCTGTCCGTTAACCGTGGTCTCAGTACCTCCATAGGTTTTAAACTTGCAAAAGACAGACTCCCCTTTTTCTGGATAGACTTTTTTAGTTACGCCTTTTACTGTTTCGTAAGTAGGGTTAAATAACTCTACCGGCGTATCATAAGGTAAGTCAGGCTTATACATCACCAGCCACCTCCTTAGAGGATAAAGCTAACTGGCTAAGCCTCTGATAAAAATAATCAGAGAGCTTACCGCCGTTATACTTTATATCTTCTATGCCTCTGGCTATAACTCCGGCTGACGCCTCTGAGTTAGCCACGTCCTCAGGTACTCCACCGGCTACCATGTAACCTATAACCTCATCTATCTCAATATTTAATTGAGCGTCCTGAGCCTCAAAAGTACCAGTCATACCTCTAGCTATTTTCACAGCATTTAAAACTTTAGCGTCAGCCATTGTTAATTACCTCCTGATCTTAATTAAACGGTGATAGTAGCACCCTTTTTAATAATGAGCACGCCGTTAGCGTCCACCAACTTACCGTCCACAATCATAATAGCCTTATTTTTGATCTTATTAGTATCGTGGTCAGTCCACTTAACTACTACTAACTGCATATTAGAGTTAACAGCGTAGTCAGTAGGTTTCATAAATACAGCTACTACATCACCCTCAGCAGCGTCATCATAAGCAGCTAAACACTCATCTTCTACAGGCTCAACGTCCTTACCCATAAATCTATAGGTTTCCTCACCGTTAATACCGTAGTTTGTACGTCCTACCGGCTGACCGTTATTATCTACCATGCCGTCAATATGTCCGTCAAAAGTAGCCTGATTCATAAAGAAAGTACCCTTTCTATAGGCTTTCTTCATCTTTGCCTTAACTTTCTTATGCCAGCCGTCCCAGCTATTAAACTCCTCAGAAGTCATGGTAATAACATTATCCTCAGGTACTCTGGTATCATTGAGCACGCCTAAAGGCTTATTTACACCGTCACCGTTAAAAATTGCAACCTCTATACCCTTAACAATAGCCTCAGTAGCCAGAGGTACAAAGAGCTGCTGGAAAGCGTCAACAGTAACCACGTTAGCAAGTAAAGTCTGTGCAATCTTACACTCAATACCAAAGTAAGAGAATACGATAGAGTTTTTAGCTGTTAACTTCTGATCTTCACTAGCAGCCTCCTCACCAATCCAGTTAGCCACAGGCTTTAAATCTGAAATAGGAATAGACACGCCACCCTGAATATTGAGCTTACGTACTAAAGCATAAACATTACCGTAAGACTCTAATTTCTGGATAATTTCCCTTAACATAGTAGTAGGAATTACCGCACCAGCCTCGCCGGTAGTAGTTGTAGCGTCAGCTCTGTACTCTGCCGGAATAGGTACGTTACGGCATACGTGCTCCATAAACGCCTTTCTATATTCTACAGAGTCATATACGTCTGTCTCTGCTGCTCTGGTCTGAGCACCCTGAGCAAAAGAGCCTACTACCTGTCCATTTCTCAACTCAGCGTTAGCCGGTACTGCTGCTCTGCTAGCCTCATCAGGCTCACCAGCACCGTTACCCTCGTCTAACTCTGCTAACTGAGCCTCAGCCTCCTCAATCTCTCTCTTAAGAGTAGCCAAAGACTCACCAATAGCTCTTACCTCTGCTAAGTCCTGACTAGCGTCAGAGCGTTCCTGTAACTTCTTCATTTCTTCTTTCTTACGTGCAATCAATTTCATTAAAAAGTTTTTCATGGTTTTTTACCTCCTGTTTTTGCTGTACAGTTTTCTGTACTTTTAGATTAAAAAATTTTTGTTCTTTGCTTTTTCAAGTTCCAGAGCCTCTTTATCACTTTCCAGTGACCGCTTAGCACTCTCCAGTGCTGTCTTGGCACTCTCCAGTGCCTCTTTGTTTCTCGCTGAGATTTCTGTACTTTCATAAGCCGGAAAAGTTACAGCAGATACCTCAAATACCTGTGCAATTTTTCTAATATGACGTGTAGGGTGATCACTGTCTAAGTTCTCCCACTCCTCGTCATCTATCGTAAACATGAATGACATACCAGTAATGTCTCCACGTTTGATAGCACTGTATAAATTACGTGCCTCGGTATTATTCTCAGTGTCTAAATTAACCCTGATACTCATACCGTCCTTATCTACCTCTAACTGCATGGTGGAATTTTCGTTATTATTCCGGCTACGTGCCAGAGGTATCATATCTGTATTGTGATTTACTAAAAATCTGACGTCTTTTAAGTTAGCCTTATCCAGAGCACCAGCCTCTATAATCTCATCAAACCAACCTAAGTCAGTTTTAGAGTTATAAACAATAGGACGCCCTATAATATGGTCTCCGTTCTTCTCATTGTTCTCTGCCCTGATCTCAAAATTATAGGCTCTTGTTACTCTTTCTTTATTCTTCATTACTTGCACCTCCTGTACTGTCTGGTTTTCCTGTCTGGTATTCATTAGCACTATTAGCGTCTATCCAGTTTAGGCTCACATACCGCTTACCAGCCAGCTCTGCTAAAGGTCTTAAACCAAACATAACACGCTTTTCATTCTCAAATAGACCGCCGGTAGGAGCTAACTCCTTTAACATACTTATTTTTTGATCTACGCTCATAAAGATTAAGTCTTTAGCATAAAACATAATCTTGTTATGATGACTCAGCTCACCCTCTGTAAACAGCGTCTTAGTAAATGCCTGTGAAAAACTGATAATCAGAGGCTCTAAAGTCTTTTGATAAAATGCCTCATACTGTTCCTTAGTAAAATCACCAGTCAATATAGGTAAACTAACGCCAAAGTGTCTAAGTATTTTCTCATCAATAAACTTAAGTGTACCGTCATCTACTAACTGTATTTCTCTCTTAATAGGTATGTAGTCATACTTAAGGTCTAGCGGTAAAAATCCGCTCTCAGAGTTCTTAAGTTTCGTTTCAAGCTCCTTTAAGGCTTTCTCTACTCTGTCACCCTCCAGCATGGTATTAAATTTAACCACGCCATTTACTGCAAAACTGGAGTGCATAGCCTTAGCTACACCCTCTAAGAGCTTATGGTTAAGGCTGAGAGTCTTAATTAAAGCCTCATTGTCCGGCTGCCCTGACTCATTACCACCCATGTACTGATTAACGCTATATCTGTATTTAATATGGATTACGTCAGAGTATCTTAAGATATACTCCTGACCGTTATTAAATCTGAATTTTACATATAGCGTGTTACTGGCGTCCTCTATAAAATCCACCTGACTAGGCTGTATAGGATAAAGAGCCTCATAGTGCCTTTTCTCTTTGCCGTCCTCACCAGTCCATACACGGTAAATAGGAATGATAAAAGCGTTATAGTTCAGGAATAACAGCCATGTGACCTTTTCCAAAAACTCGCTGCTAGTCATTAAAGGATTAGGATTATTAAGCACCCTCTGTATGCTGCTATTAACAGGTACTACGTCACTACCATTTTCCTTAATGTGCTCAGGCTTTAACTTCTTTATCTCGCTTACGATACAGCTAATAGCTTGCTGTACTACGTCACTAGCGTATATGTCCTGTCCAAACTGAGAGAAGATAGGAGCGTAACCGCTCATCACCTCAGCGTATGTGTTCTGTGTAGGGTTTTCTGTATGCTTTTTAAATAAATTACTTAACCAACCCACTTTTAATTAACACCTCCTATCATCTGACGCCACTCTGTCCTATTCTGCCGGTACATTTCATAGAGAATAGCATTACATACAGCACCGTCTATACGTTTACTAGGCTCTGATTTAATTATTAAGCACTGTCCTAAGTTATCTACCTTTAAACAGGCATTTTTTAAGCACCACTTGTCTACCTCATTGTCATTATAGTTAACAAGTCTATGTGTTAAATCTGCCTCCAGTAGTTTAATAGCATTACTAAGCGTTAAGGCGTTCTGTAAAATCATTATCATTTCACCACTTGCCTTACTCCAGCCGTAAAACTCCATACGGTTTAGAAAGTCCTTAGCAAATTTCTGATCATAGCCACATTTCCAGAGCTTTATGTTATAGGTCTTATACAAACTGTAAAACCAGTCAGCTACTTTACTCAGGTCAATATCATTACCCTCTGTTATGGTGATAAGTCCGGCACTCGCCCACTCATGATACTTAGCTCCAGCGTTCCTATCGTCTGAATTATCCAGCTTACTCTCAGGAATAAAATACATAGTGTGTATATACTTTGTACTGTCCTCTGGTTTCATCAGCAGCACCTTAGCACACGTTAAGTCTGTAGTCTCTGACAAGTCTACCGCTCCCAAACAGATACAGCCTCTAAACTCCTCTAAGTCATATACTGCCTTATAATCATAGTCCTCTAAATTAAGCCAGCTCTGAGCTGAGTTTTGCTTAATATTAAAGTCCTTACAGAGTACAAATATTCTATCTCCCTTGCTGCTCTTAGCTAGGTCTATTTGTTCGTCCAGATAGCTCCACTTTTTTACTATTCCTAAAGTAGGATTAGACTTAACCCAGCTTGCTCTGTTCTGCCATACTTCCTGTTCTGAGTCCTGAGTATATAACCACGGTAAAGTACGCTCAGCCATTATACCGTCATCTTCACCGGCTATAATTTTTCTGGCTTTTTTCAGTTCGTCATCTAAATAACCGTCTACTACAAACCCCTCAGTAGTAAGATTTATAAATAGTGGCTCGTCCTTAAGACTCTGTGACTGCTCCACTGATTTAGCTATTATGTTATCTTTCATTTCGTGGCTTTCATCCAAAAAAGCTACGTCAATATTTCTACCCTCTTTATTCCTTGTACGGTCAGAGAGCTTAAATATCTTGCTGTTATTGACCTTATTGAGTATGTACCGCTGGTTACGCTTAGTATCTAAGTCCTCAGGGTCTATTAACATTCTCATGGTGTCAATAGCGTCATATATGAGGCTCGCCTGATTATCGTCATTAGAGCTACACACAATATCACTACCGGCATTACCTAAGAAAAACTCTGTTAAACCTAAAGCACTACAGGTCTCTGACTTAGTGTTTTTTCTTGCGATCAGAAAGAGTACTTTTTTAAAACGCCTTAGAGTGGTGTCACTCATCTTAAAAGAGTACACAGCCTCTATAAAGGCTTTCTGCCACAGCATGAGTACCATAGGCTTATTATAAAAAGGTGACTTAGTAAGCCTTACACAGTGCTCCATAAAATCCATTCTTAACAGAGCGTCATCTGTGTTATAAATATAGGCGTCATTTAGTAAGTCCTCACGTAAATTATTTAGCTCTTGCCATAACTCACGCCCTACTATAATCTCACCTGTCTCTATTCTGGCGTGATACTCCAGTAGGTAAGAGTTATCAGGTGTCCATATTTTCTTTTCTTGTATCAACATTGTCTCTAAACCACTTCCTCAGAGGTGACTCCTCAGCCTCATCACCGTCTAGGCGTTTTTCTTTATAAATCACATACTCTATCATTTTGATACAGTTTATATACTGCTGCAAAAATTCCTTATAGAGCTTACTTGCCGGTGTGCTACGCTGTTTCATAGGATTTTTAGGATTAACCTCTATAAACGGTAAAGCCTTAAGCTCTGTAAGACGCTGCTCTAAAAACACAACATCATCTATAACACTGATTACCAGCTCCAGAGACTCCTCAGGGATTATAGCCAGCAGCTCCTCACGCCTATCCATTTGCTACCGCCTTAAAAAACATAGTTTCAGGCTTATCTATAAAACTTTTAATAGCACTTAGCCTCATGTCTGTACAAACCATAACTCTTTCTGTGGGAATATCCACACAGTACAGGTCAGAGCCGTTATTTAATTCCTCTAATACACTCTCTTTACTTACTAACTCATACATAAGTTAAGCCTCCTTTTTAGCTCTGCCTCTCTTAGGAGCTTTTTCTGGCTCTGCTGCATTAACAGCCACTTTAGCAATAAATAACCGCTTAGCTCTGTCCTCGTCTACCTCAAACTCCTCACCGGCTGCCACGCTCCTATTAAATTTTGTGTCATAGTAGCCTAAAACACATTTAACCTTTATCATAATTATACCTCCTAAAGTACAGAAAGCTGTACTTTTTATTTAAAAGAAAATACCGGCTGGAGGTCTCGCACCTCCATTAACAGTAGCGTCCTACCGGCTAGAAAGGAAATCAATGAAAGAAAGTATCATTACTTAATATTTTTTCATTTTACTTTTTAAAAAATCTCGTTAAAAATTCAATTCTGTGGGAATTAAG